TTCGGTTTGTTCGACTGAGTTTTTCTTGAGCTGTTGCAACCTTATCTGCAGAATGCCGCACTGCATCTGTAGCTCTGCCGTTATACTCTTCAACATGTTGTACTGATGCACCGTCATGCTGATAGATTTTGTCGGATACGTGGAAGAGATAAACTCCGCCGCAGATACAGAGTGCGGAAATAACGATAAACAAATAAGCAAAATGCTTATACACAAAATCTTTAACTTTTTGCACATTTTACCTCCCCTGTTCCTGGTAATAAATCGCATTCCCTCGTAAAATCTCTCCACCAGTTCCAAATTCATCACCATTTTTTAAAATGTGTAAATCCCACCGACAATCCGGGTCGCCAGAATAAATCCCATATCCGTCAATGTCCGCCGCTTCTCCATGTGTCATAAACGTTTCTTTGTCAATATCATAGCCGAACACATCCGATATAATCGCCATCATTTGAGAAAGGGTGTTAATTTGTTCAGCAGTGGGTGGATATTCCCCTAAGTCGCCAGGTGTGGCGTTATAACAACAACATAGGGCAATGGCGATACTTCCTGTATTTCTCATATAGGTCGCTCTTGGTGTTTCGTCCAGTGGTTTAGTCTCTATAATATCCCCATCACCGGTTACGCATAAATGGTAATCACTAAACGTCTGATCATACTTACCAGCCGTCCAATGTAAATACACCTTTAACGGCTGCGAAAATTGATAAAATATTGGTCTGTATTCTTGCATTAGTTTTTTTAATTCTGATAAATTCATAATCTTCGTTTTCCTTTCAGTATTTCCACAAGGTCATGCACCATCGCCACTCCTGCTTCATCTAGGTTTTCAATGACTGACAACATCTCCGTGGTCGCCAAATAACCTAAAGCGGTTGTAACCATCATTGGCTTAGTTCCGATTTTTGTTAATATAACATCTACAATAAATGCTCCAAACACGGCGATAAAATAGGTAAGCATCTTACTTACAAAATGCTTACGCATCATGTACGAGTTGATGTATCCCGCTTTTCTGGCAATATTCATGCTTTTCACACAATCTAAAAGCGAGGACTCTTTATCCTCGCTCTCTAGGTACTTTTTAGTTAAGGCAATCCATCGTGTGTAAAGGTCTAAGCACACAACGATAGAAAACAAAGCACATAGCATACTATGGTAAACAAGCATTATAGCCACGCTTGACCCGATAATCTTTATAACAAAGTTATCCATCAAAGCATTAAAATTCTTTTGTATTTCAACGAGTATCGTATGTATCATTATGTTTTATCCGCCTTTTCTTTAATAATAGGCTTACTTCTAACGCAATTTTTATTAGTACATAATCCAGTTTTAGGATCTTCTTTTCTGTGGCACAAGAAACAACGTTTAACCATTTGTTAATTCTCCTCTCTTTTCTTTATACTCATTTACCAGTTCTTCTCGTTCTTCTTTGAGTTCGTCCAGTAAATCTTCATCTCCGATAGCTAGAGTTCTTGCCATTTCCGTCTCAATATCTTTTATTTTTCCTCCATATTCTAAATCTAAATTTTGTAACAACTCTTTTTTATCTTCTTCTGGCTTTATAAACTTTCCGTTTTTAAATATGAGCCCCTTTTCAATAGCTTTTTTCCCTTGTGTATCATCGACTTCAACAATCACAAATCCGGCTACAATTCCGATTGATTCTAAATAAGGAAATACTCTTCCGTTGTTTTTGCAAATCAATACCTTCATTCTTTCCACCCCCAAATATCCCCGATATATACATTCGTCCAATTAACTTTTAACACAGTTGTAGTTGAGTTTGACGATAATAAATTATAGCTTCCCCCTGAATGTGCAAAGTGAAAAGACTTCCCTTTTTCTTTCGCACATAGCAACATGGCTTGGTAAAAAAAATGTACATTGATTAAACAATAAGCATACTCACCGTTCCCATCCCCATTTTTTATTTGCACAACGAGCTTATCAAAATTAGTAAAAGGTTGCCTTAGTACTATGTCTTCTTTCCATGCGCCATTGGGACTTACAGTTTCTTTGTCGAACAATTTAGTACAGTTAGCCAAATTAAACCGTTTAGTATTAAGTTCGAGTTCTACGTCAATCTCACTTGCGCTGCCATCAAATGCACAGGATCCTTTTGTTGCTCCTTTAAAGTTTAAATTTACAGGTGTCTTTAATTTTTTTGCGCTAGCTGCCACACCCTCTACATTTCCTATAAATTTAGGAGCTGTGATATTCCCTGTCGCTGTATCGCCTTTTTTTAGTAGGTATTTTTGCAACTTTTCATTGATTTCATTTTTTAACGTCTCGATATCTAAAGGAGTGCCGCCACTACTCACGCTTGCAACTGCTTTTTTAACATACTCCACATTAGCTATTGTGTAGCCAGGACTGCTTTCAGTTGCCGTTTTTACATTAGTATCCCCTGTTACCGTAAGTGATGCTAATCCATCATTTTGCAAGTCGGATAATTTTTTCGGAATTTTAATTGACGAATACTTTTCTTTTAACTGTTGCAAGGATCGCTGCAATTCTCGCTTTAACTCATTTATCACTTCGGATTTTACTACGTCCGTTGGAATTTTGTTTTCCAACGCCTTTATTTGCCGTTCGAGTTCGGTTTTAAGTGTCTGTAACCCCTCTGTGCTAACACCACCGGAACCGCTTCCGCCGGTGCCTATGTTGTCAATTAACTCTTTAAGTGCTTCTAGGTTGTTATTAATGTAGTCTAAAATTCCGTCATTACCCCCATTACAAAAGGGTGTATGTTTGCCGTACACCCCTTCTTGGACAATAATATCATGTTCATCTCTAATTTCCGGCTTTTGATACACCGTCTTCCTCATCGTTTATCACCTCGAATTTAATATCCCGTCACGTCTAAAAGTAGACAGCCGCTAATGGGAAAAGTAAAATCATACAAATTTATAGCAAAACCAGGTATAAAACTTTTATCTAAGGTAAATACTACTCCGCCTTTTTCTTGATATAAGGCGCCCACTAAGGCTCGTAATTCCGCTGATTGCCCGTTGTTTGTATAATTTGGGAGATTCATAGAGGATTCCACAACGGCATACGTCTTTTTGCCTAGAGAATACACCGTTTCGGGGTCGGATAAGCTAAAGGGGCTATAGGTAACCATTTCGAGGACTTTCATATATGCTTTATTACTGTCATAAATACACTTCCCTGTTTTGTCAAATAGTTGTAATCCTTGCCCTTTAGATTTCGCACTTTTTTTATCGTCCTTACCAAAAATAAACAGTCGTAACTCTCCTGCTTCAGCTTTTTCGTTTGTATTGTTTTTGTATACGTTGTACGCATAAACAGCTCTTCGAGGGTTGTCAGCACCCGAATAGCAAAACAAGTTTGGCGCATTAAAAGTATTCGCCGCATAAGGCATATCCATTTTACGCGGGTGGGAGTTTATCTCACGAGCAACTAATATCTCGTCATCTTTAAGGTCTACATACTTGTATATAGTCACGGCGTCATTGTCATGCCACGGAGCAGATGTATGCAACAGATGCATATCCTTAAACTTTATGACACGCTTTAAAACTAAGTTTTCATAATTCGTATCGACGACGATATCCCCCTCGTTTGTAATGGCTTTAAATCCTGTATTTTCCATAGGTCCTCCTTAAAAGACTCCGTAAATCAATGTTAATCCTGTTCTAAATTTACCCGAATCACCATCTTTGTACTTCCAAACAATATCGTTACCTTCTTGTGTTATTTTAGGCAAAAAAGTTTCCTTGTTATAGGAGGTCATGCCGTAACAGGCTTTGTAGTCGTTTAGTTTTGCTACAGTGTACCAAAGTGTACCGCCTGCTATACGCGCATCGGTTAATCTGCCATTAGTTTTAGGGATATCAACAGTACCCAAAATTTTAGTCAAGTGCGTTGTTAAATCGAGTACAAGCTCTCCATTTTCATCAAATATCTGCAATCCGTTTTTAATAACCATAAATCCCTTTCTTTTTAAATCACCTTCATACCAATACACCTCATTGTTTAAGTTTGTTTTAACTTTTAGATCCGGCAAGGGCTCGTCGTGGGCATCATTTTTTACCGGCTCTGTACTGCTTTCTTTTCTGCATTTGATTACAATAACAGCTGCTAGGATAGCCACAACTATCAAAACATATAAATTATTCATCCCACACCCCCAATTTAACTCTTAATACGTTATTATCGTCGTAAACTTCTATAAGATTATTCCTTAGCGCCAATCGAGCACCTTCAGAATTTCCGACAAGCATCTTATCCGTCGTAACAGCTCCGGCTTGTATCATCCCCCGTGTTATGACATTGTTGTCAAACAGTGTGTCTCCGGTGATATGGACTTTACTTCCATCAATTAATACTCCGTTTTCGGATATATTAATTTGATTAATTACATCACCTTTTTTAACTCTTAGGTTAATATCATTGGATAACTGCGAGATAGCACTATAGTTTTTTGCTTTCTCCGGGTCGTTGAGGTTGTCTGTTACCACCCTTACCATCTCTTGAGCGGTTTCGCCAGCTTCAAGCTTTTCTCGCACCTTATTGTTGATATGCTCAAGACTTATGGTTTCTTTCTTAAGCATGTCTCCGACAATCTCAACTTTAACAGTTACCAGCTTAGCTTCGCTCTTTTCACCCTCGCCAAACAAATCATAATAAGCGACCCTAACGCTATATATCCCTGCGCCACATGTATACGACAGTACGTTGTTAGGCGTCCGGATAGACTCCTTAGTATCGATATAAACCGACATACCAATGCAGCCGTTCGGAATGCTGCCCGCTGTAACGCCAAACCCGCCAAGCGTTGCCGTTAATACAGGGGCTTTAGGTCGTGGCGGTATCTGCTTATTGTAATCAATCGTTGCCGGTAAACTGTATTTACCAAGAGCATTCTTGGCAAATAGGTAAATCTTACCACTGCGATTCATTAAACTCACATTAGCTTTTACGCTGTTAGTTCTTGCTAACAAATTACGATTCTCCACTCCTGCATTAGGATCCAGTCGTACCTCGTAAAAGGCAACGTCCGTATTAGTGACCTCACTCCAGGTAAGTTCTGCAGATTGGCCAAATGCTATAGTCAGCCCATCAGGTGTGTTAGGTATAGTTGTTTTTAACGCAACTAATATCTCTGTTTGAGGAGATGTGTCCGGTGTATTCGTCTCGCCAAATTGGTCAACTGTACATACCGCTATTTTGTACTTATCTCCAACCACCGCTTGTGGGATAACGACTTGAGTTACACCGCTTCCGCCAAAAATCCAATCACCGGAAAAGCCGATATCATCCGCCTTGACCCCTTCAGAGATTGCCTTATTAAGCGCAAAAGCTTGTTGATGATTGGTTTTATACCAAACCTGACACTCTTTGTAGGACGTGATGTTTGGTTTATCCCAACCCACGACAATGTCATATCTTGACACGCCATCTTTTTGCTGACGATAACGGTTATAGGCTCGGACGTTACTAACATCAGGGATGTAGTACCTCTGTATCTTGTACTTAACAGGTTCAACGGCAGCAATATCTTGTTCATTTGCACCAAAAGCATTATACGAACAAAACTTAAGATATACCGTTTTACCGATATCCTCTTTAAGATACGGCACTTTGAGTAACGTATCGTCGAGTCTAGCAAATCTCGCCCCGGTATTATGTTTAACTGCTGTCGTGTTGTATTGTCCACGAATAAGCCCATCGAGCTTATAATCGCCATTTGAAAGCATGGTAGCGGTCTGATAGGATATGCATTCCCCATCGAGCCAACAAAGTGTATTACCACGTTCAGCATCCTGCTTAGTGCCGCTAAGGAATGTACCGTTAGATTTAACAGTGATAGACGTATCCGTCTCCCCAACCGCGACGGTTAAAACGCCTAAACGAGCCGTGTTCGAAATTTGACCAAGTCGTCTATAATTCGTGTTATCATCTGATACATATACAGAGCATCCACCCCAACCGTCAGTCTTACCTTTGGCACCAACCCAGAGCTCAAACCCCGTATTAGTTAAATCCGCCGGAGGTTGCACTATAACCGGAACATCCGTATCCGGTGGTTGGATATTGTAATCTACAAAAGGTCTATCCACTTCATGCACGTTAAACTTTGCAGGAGTTAAGGTCATCGGCGGACGGCTTACCGCTGTGATAGTAAGGAGTCCGTGTTCGTCCTCTTTTATACCATTAATGACGACAAGCTCGTTCTCAATCCCGCAAGCCTTATCTGTAAGAGTTACCAAATCTCCAACTTCTAACCTACAAAAAGCCCAGTCAAGTTTAAAAGTATAGCGGTTGCGCCCGTATTTAACACGTCTAGCCCACATTTCTGCCACTTTGACAGCACGTGCCTTAGTGTAAAAGTAATGTGCTTTTAGGCTACTTGCCTGTCTAACTCCAAAGTTTTTAATGTCTTCCGTAAGGGCGTAAGACACCGTCTCCCTTTCGTAAGAATTGGCTCGATTAATAAATTCGACTGGAAACTGATTATAGACTTCCGAACTGTCCTTACGTTCGTATATAACTAACGCTCCGTTTGACTGTTCGAGAAAATCGTCTGCCGATAAGTTATACATAATGGTTGTGTTAGGTTTCCAAGATCCTACAGGCCTGTCTTCTAAAGGCACAATTTTAAACCGATTGTTTGACCAAAACATATAGGAGTTAGTCAGACTCATGATATCGTTTATAATCTCATGGGCACTTTTAGCTCCAAGGTCACCCGCCGGAGTAGATATGAGTAGATCAGCTTCTCGGCAATATTTCCGATAATTCTCAAGACCGTCTATATGCACTTTTCCTAGCCCCACTTTATCCATCACATAACGCACATAATCCGCCGGATTAACGTCCACACCATCACCCGTGTTAAGTAATTTACCTTTTACCTCAAAAGTGTAATTCGGGAAAGCCGCCGACTCGCCAAGCTCAATGACACCCGCCATATAAGCAAGGCCGCTATAAGGCAGTGCTTTTTCGGGGTGTTTACCTTGTACATATGCCCAGGGAGCTTGATTCTCCTCACCTTTAAAAAGCGACAATCCAATGGCCTCGTTCGGATAATTAAACACATTTTTACCAATCCAAACCCGACCAATGTCACTAATCACCCCTTCACAAAGCCCGAGAATCGCCGCCACCGTATAGGTGTAAGTGATGTTGACTATTTTATGCCTTCCACCTTTACCCGCTCTATGAGTTTCTCGGTGTTCGTGAGCAGTAAAATCGTCATAGTAAAGTACGTTCCCGCCAATACGAGTGGTACCTAAAATTTCAGGGACTGCTGACCCATACTCGGCAGTCGCGACAGTAAAGTCGGCTATCTTATCCGCTCTGTTGGTCGTTGTGCGACTTCTAAAAATGTTAAAAAGACCCATTTACAAGCTCCTTATTAAACCGATAAATCCCACGTAAACGACTCTGCCCTTTGGCGTCCTTAAACTGCACCTCGTTTATATTGCTTAAAATAACGCCCTGATTCACCACTGCATGGCATATAATTCCATTGCCAATATAAATACCGCCGTGCGATACACAGCGGCCATATTGGTAAAGTAGGAACCCCCCCACCTCCAGAGTTTGGACTTCCTCACAATATTGAGTTACATAATGTTTAAACCACTCCTCTGCATGGCTTAAATGCCACATATTGGAGTAAGGTCTAATGGGTATGGAGTCTTGTCCAACGAGTCCCGCATCTTCGATTGATGCAATTAAAAGCATCCCACAATCAACGCCACGTCCTCGGACTTTTGCCATGTTAACGTGGGGTGTCCCGAGCCATTTAAGTGCTGCAGTAGCTATCTTTTGACCGTCTGTCATAAAAGCACCTCCTTTAAGGGTATAAACGGCGCAACAAGAGTCGTCTTGTCCGTTTCGGCGGAAGATACGATTGTATCTCCTGATACGGAGTAGGTACCTTGCGGGTAATACTTCCTTATCGGAAAATCCATATGCAGCCCTTGAGTCGCCGCTTTAACCGTAAGTTCAATCTTAATTCCTCCGGCGCTTTTAACCTCAACGTTGCCCCCGAATAAATCAATAACGCCAATAATACTGTTATTCGAATCAAAAAAAGCACGGGATAAGTAAATCCGTGCTCTGTCTAGAGTGCCGTCATGCGCTGCTTTAATAAAAGCTTTTGATTCTACCATATCCATAGTTGATACGTAGCAAGTAACCGTTAAACTGTCTACCGCCACCTTGTCATCAATTGATATGTTCCTGCGCTTTAAGATCATAGCGTTGTGCAGATATGTCTTACTATTATGCAATACATTGATATCAAAGTCAGCATAGTAGTACTCCGCGCCATTAGCCAGCACTAATCTATATAAGTCGCAGGATACTATGTTTTTCACTTCATTTAAATGCTTTTCTAAACTATTAGTAACTTCTTTCATTCCACACTCACCAACTTTATAGTCTGCGTTTTGGCCAGGTTCGCGTTAAGTTGCTCTACTGCTATAGAGTCTGACTGCAGCATAACTTTCCACCAATAATCGTAAGTCGCAGTAATAACAGCCCCTCCGGGGGGAGAGGTGCTGAATCTAATGCGTCCGTTAGATACTGTATAAGCATTCTCCGCTTGCTTTTGTCCATCGATAAACACTGTTACTTTTTCAATGTAGCTCACCGGTTGTGCGTACCCCCCGATACGCATAACCGCTTGATAAATTCCGGGGGTAATCATAGGGAGCTGTGCTTTATCCTCGTGATGGTGCTCATGATCCCACCATAAGAAAGGAGTAAAGGCTCCTCGTCCAAGCGCTACAAATCCTAGCAATTCATTCTGCTCCTCATTTGTTAACGCCGGAATTTTACACGAAATAAGCCATTGAGGATAAATCCGATTAGTGAGTGTGCGTACCTTACCACTTCCGGATGTTTGTATGGCAGTCCCCCACTTTTGAGTTTTAGTGGACGAATAAGCTATTTTAAATCTTGGAAACTTACGAAGTTCTACCATAGTCCGCTTCCTCCTTTAAAGTCTCTCGCATCTTCGTGCAGCACCTGTCTAAGTGCTCGATTCCCACCGCGATGGCGCAAAAGGTCAATAAACGACTGTGAGTCTACCGCGTTTATGTAAATCGGACCTCCTGAACCTCCGTCTGCGTTATTAGCGACCCCTTCACCGATAGCGTGGAAAGTCTTTTCGTTAAACGGAACAACCGCTTCCTTGTACTTCCCCTCGCCAATAAGCCCGAGTGTCGGACGGTCAATCAGCCCACCATTAGCAAAAGCCGGTATATTGATTGCCGTTGCTGCCATATAGGCGGTTTTACCTGCAACTGCACTAGCCCCCCACGACGCTAGCGATTCTTGCAAGGCCAGTTCTCGCATAACGGGAAGCCTAGAAGCCGCAAACGCATTAGCGGAAGCTGCTTCTTTGGCACGGAGCTTATCACCAAACAAAGACTGTTTAAGCCTTGCTGCTATCCAGTTAGCTATGTAATCACTAACAGTTTTTAATAATGTCTGTCCAAGTTTTGCAAAAGCATCTTGCACAGACATAGTACCTTGCAGCAATCCGCTAATGCTGTTTGACAAACTATCAATCCCTTGCTTTTGCATCTGAAACAGCATTTCTTCGGTGCTAAAATATGAATCCATAACTGCCTGTTGATACTCTTCCAGCATTGCTTTTTTAAGTTCATAAGACTCTGATAAGGCGATATACTCACTATCAAGCAGGTTCTGCAGACTCTCGAAGTTCTGCGTACGCATAGCCTCGTTTATCTCCCACTCTCGCTCAGCTTGCGTGAGAGCGTTAAGCTCAAGTGCTTTATTAAGCTTCTCGCGTTCGGCTAGGATCTGTTCACTTGCGTTCTTCTCAAAAGATATACGGTTATCCGCATCAAGTTTATAAGCTACCCCGCGTTCATCAAGACTCTTAATAAACACCGCTTGCTCCTGCACGGTCATATCCGCATACTCTTTAGATAATGCTGCCCATTTACTACAAATTTCGTCAATTGCCGTTTCGTAAGAGTTGACAAGCTTAGCTGTCGGCGAGGCTTCCCCTGTCGAATCCCGTGCAGCCAAAGAAAACTTATAAGCGTTTGCTAGACTTTGTACTTTTGATTTAAGTTCTTGTACCTTACTAGCTTCTTCCGCCAATGCTTGTTCTCTCTTTTTAGAGTAGAGTTCTAAAATCATCTGCCGGTCTTCTTCATAGTTAACGTTGCTTGCCTTTGACTTCTCTAGCTCTTCAAGCTCTTTAGCTCTCCAGCGTTCCGCAAGCTCCGATTTCGTCTTAAAGACGTTCATCCACTCGTCTTTTAAAGCCTCGTGTAAACGTTTAGCCTCTTCAACAGCTTTATCAGTTCCGTCTTTACCTCCACGACCTCCAGCAGATTCGCCACCTCCGGCGCCGCCCATATCAGGAACGCCTCCGGACATCCCACTTGTTATAGTGTTTGCGATTTCGGACGTGGTATTAATAAAGTTTTGCGCGTCCTGTGCATCTATCAAGCTGAGCTCTTTAAGCTGCCCAAAATCGGTTTTAAAAACTTGATTGAGTTTATCCCCGACTATGTTTATACCTTTAATCAGCTTGTTAATTAAGCTTAATACTTGGTTAATAGCCCATGCAGACGTATGCACGATAGATCTCCACACGTTGTAAACCGTCTCTTTAAAGCCATTAGCAGCTATGCTTGACGCCGCAAAAGCGGTAGCCAGTGCCGCTAGAAGTCCAATAACCACGGCAATGGGATTTAAAGCCATAACGGCGTTTAGGGTTCCTTGTGCCGCAGCAAATATTTTAGCCTTGGCGGTTGCAAGACTGGCCACTACTGACCACGCAGCGATTAAGGCTTTGCTTACTGATATCCGAGAGTTCACCACTGCTAAAACCATACTAAAAGCAATCTGCGCCGATGTCCACGCTTTCTGTGCAACAGCTACAGCCGATTGCGTTGCAGCCCACGCTAGACTTAATATGTTAGCTCCTCTTAATCTAGCAATACACACAGCTAGCGCCTCACTAAGTGCATACTGCACAACCACCCATGCGCTTTGTACAGTTATGGCCGCAGCTTGTACCGCTGCCCACGCTTTCTGTGCGGCAGCTACCGCCGATTGCACCGCCGCATACGCTCTACTGGCCGCGATCAGAGCAGCAAACCCGCTAGATAACGCTAATGTATAAGTAAGATACCCAGCAATCGCTGCAGTAGCTACTGTCATGACAGTAGGAATTCCAGTAAAAGCTATTTGTATCAACTCAGCTACTCCGGTAACAACACTCCCGACTAAACTAAATGCCCCCGCAATACCTTCAATCGCAACATACGAAACTGCCGCAAAATCTTGAATTGTGCTGGTCATCAAGCCTATACCGGACTGGAACTCGCTAGATGTTGTAATTTTGCCAATCACATCCAGCACCGGCTCAAAAGCCTTAGCAGCTGTATTGCCTAAAAGCGTCATAGTATCTTCAAAGGTCATAGGGATTTTAGCAAACTGTTCATTTGTCTTTTCTGCCGATGATACCATCGCATTCTTAATAACTTCTGCAGTAATAGCGCCTTCGGACGACAGTTCTCTAAGTTCGCCAATGGTTACGCCCATTTCGTCAGCAATGGCTTGCGCAAGCATTGGTGCGTTTTCCATAATCGATCGGAACTCGTCCCCTTGTAAACGCCCTGAAGCCATAGCTTGAGTTAACTGATACATGGCAGCGGTTTGTTCTTGGATACTCGCTCCGCCAATCTTAAACTGCTTGTTCATTTGTTCAGCGAAGAATATCATCTCGTCATTACTATTAAATGCATCCTTAGCTAATATCCCGAGTTTAGACACAGTATCCGCCATGTCATGATAAGAGCCTCTAGCTCGATTGGCAGACGCACTAATCTTATCTAATAACTGCTTATTGGTTTGCGTACCGTCATTCATGAGAGCTATACGGCTACTCATCAAGGTGTATTGGTCCGTAATCTGGCTTATCTTCTTTGCAGCTACAACGGACGCTGTCGCAACCGCAGCAATTCCCAAAGAAGACATACCGAGTGCCGATGGCATCTTCGCAAAGCCTTTATTAATAATACCTCCAAGCTTTTTACCGAAGAGTTGCTCAACCTTTGCACTTATTTTATCGAGAGTGCTCTCAACACCTTTAGAATCCCCCACGATATGGACTTTTATTGTACTGTCAGCCATCTATATCTCACCTCCTTGCTCTTCCCACTCTTGCATAAACTGCAGCTCTTCTCGTTTTCTTTCCGCTTTTGTCTTAGGGTACAAAGCATTCATAATGTCGGTCGCCTTGAGTTGGTCTTTTCTCGAGCGCTCCGAGTTTACTAAGAGCGTGAAGAAAAACGTCCAGCGGGAATCCATTTCTTTTTCTCGCCGTTTATACCCAGCCACCAACAGCTCAAACTCTCGAACTGTTAAACGCTCAAGTTCCCACGGAAGCAAACGCAGCACACTATATGCTATCGTTTCTGCACCAACAAGCCATGACGAAAAATAATGGGTGGCAGCGCCACCCTCTACCCGTTTTTTACTTCTTCTTCAGTTCCTTCTTGCTTTTCTTCCGGGAAAAGTTCTTCATACGCTTCCCGCCCTAAAAGTCCTGACGCAATGACTGCGTGCATGACCGGCTGCACAAAATCCTCATAACTAAAAACACCGTCATCAAGCAGTTCCTGCATTTTAGCAGCATACCACTGAGCTTTACGAGTTTTTTCGTGTTGTAAACCGATGGAGTATGCAGCGGTAAGTTCGGTCAGTCCGAATCCGTCAGTAATAACTCTTAATATCGGCTTTTTAAGCAAAACTTCCAGCTGCATAAGTCTGCCGATAGTAAAATATATAGTTTGATTTTCGCCAAATAAATTACAAGCTATTTTTTTCATAAATTACACTCCCTGTTTTAACTCAGACAAAGCACCGGCACCGTTTAAGGTACCTTTATAAGTAGCTACATCATCGTGTGGGGCATCAATTGATAAGTCAGTAATGGATGCCCATCCGGTTACATAGCTCTTATTAGGAAACTCAAACTTAAGATGTACTAATTGATCCGCCAAAAATGCAGCATTTAAAATATTCAACCCCTCGTCATTTGGCATAATCAACGTATCGAGGTCAATACTCCATTCTTTAAGTCCCTGAAGAGTAGTCTTCCACCCACCGCTATCCTTGTGGCTGGCATCAATAGAATCTGCTTTTCTTGCAAGAGACCCGCCACGCTGTCCGCCAATTTTAGTCCATTTTGCGCCGGCATCCTCATCAGTACCTGTATTTACATAGATAAAATAATTTTTACCCGCAGTTGCAAGCACTGCATCTGCTTTTGGTTTTAACGCTGTTACTTTTGCCATTACCATATACCCCCATTTTCAGAATTTAAATTATAAAGGCGAGCTTTTATGACATATAGTGTGCCAAACAAAGGACGACAACTATCATCACTAGCCCTCTTTTCAATAACCCATAAATCAAGCACTTGATAAACATCATCATAAACAGCCCAATCATCGTTTAAAGCTCCGACTGTTTGTCTAAACTTAGACAACGCTTGTTCAATATCTGCCTCAAGTGCTGATAATTTTTTATAACCATTTATTAAATTATTCAAATCCTCTCTCACCCACGCCTCTAAATAAAACGTGAGCTTTAGCTCCTCTGTTACATTCTCCTGCCCTCTGTCCTCATACCCTCGAGATAAGATAACAACGCCGGAATCAATCGTCGATTGACTTACCCCGTCATTGCCTACCTCTATCTGTTTACAGTTAGCGTTAGTTTTAAGGTACGTATGTAAGTGTTTTAAAAAACCAAACCACATAAGCGTCACCCTCTCTTAATCGATACACTTCTGTAAGGTTTAAAAGGTCGTTCTTCAGCAACTCCAGCGTCGCCTCTTGTTAAGTCAAGAGGTGTGATTGACTTTTCTAGCTCTTTTATACGACTCTCGTAGTAATAAAGTTTTTTACCATAATAATCCGGAGCGTCCTCACTCTTACCCCCTTTAAAAGGGTTTCCGATAGAAAAAGACTTAGAAACGCACACTTCTCTGTAGGCATATGCCTGTAACAGTTTAGCTACTATGAAATTAACTTTTATAGAATCAGAGTTAACGCCGAGCTTATTAGCAAAAAATGTAAGCCAATCTATAGCTTTTTGCACAATCTCCTCGTTCACGTTAGGGGCGAGTAGCTCATCTCCCCCACGTAAATGTGCGACTAAGTCCGCTGCCACTAATGCCACTTGCTACCTCCTCTAAACTTTCTTCTGTGTATTTTTTAAAAATACGACTAATACGTTCCTGTTTGTTTATAAGAGCGCTAAATAAAAATTGGTCTTTGTGCGTTCCCGGATGGTTTACCCGTTTAGCAAACATAAATTTACTGCTTTTAACAAAACGGAGCGCTTTTCTGTCTTTTGGGAAAATAGTATGAGGGCGTGTCCCTTCGTGGACAAACGCCCCATACTTAGCCTCTCCGGTGTTGATAAAAACTGTGCCGACCAATCCTTTATGCTCAAACTTAGACTGCACCGCACGATCTAAAGCACCGGTTCGTGTTTTGTACCGGTGCTTTGCTCTTGCCTCTTCTTGGACTTCAATCGTACTTTCTTTTACTGCCAATCTAAGCTTTTTAGCAAAAATGTCGGATGTATTAGACATAATTACTCTTTAGCCTTTCCGGCAGCTTCTGTGTCGGCTTCTACTGCCCCTGACTCGTCTGCTGGAGCCCCTTCTGTCTTCTTACTCCGTCCGTTGGTTTTTTGTTTTTCCTCCACGTCATATCCATGGTCTTTAAACCACTCAAGCAAATGTGCGTCCTCTGTTTCGCCAACGCCTTTCACAAATACAACAGATGCTGACTCGCCGTTATATTGTTTGTTTGGTGCGTAAATTTTAGCCATATGTTCCTCCTACCTATTTAACCTTAATATTTCTCAGGATAGCTGCTGCCTTAGATGCTTTAAGTGCCACAGCGGAAACCATTTCCACGTCACCCTCTTTAACAGCTCCCGCAGTAGTGTAGTCGGGCAAGTGGATATTAACCGGAGATTGCCCCGCCATAGATACAGCGTGTAAACCATCCAACCCTAAACGCACTGCATATAAGGATGTAGTGTTTTCAGTTTGTTTAATGGGCACTACCTGTTCGTTAGATCCGGACTTAGCACCTAATTTAATAATCGGGATACCGTCATATGCCGGAATAATGCGTCCGAAAGAATCCTTCGTTTCGGTGTACGCTACCGCACGGCGGATAACCGCTCTGATCTTTGTAAATAAAGCGTCATTAACAAGCAGCGCAGTCGGTGTTCCGTCCATAAGTCCTAAACAGTTGTCAAGCTCGTCAAGAAACACCTTATAATTCTTATCAATAGCTGCAGAATCAGATAAATCGATTACCGCCTTAGGCTTATATTCAGTGTCAGACCCTGTAATAGCTTTTTCTAAACCGTCAAAAGCCTTGCTGTTTGTTCCGGTGTCACCGTTGATAACGGTTTCGTTCCACAAAGCAGATGCAGCTTTAACTTTCTGCTGTACTTGGAATGTTACAGCATTTGCAATACCGCCCATATTAGCGATAACACGGTCAACCTTAAAGGAACCGCCAAAGACGGCGAGGTTTACAACCTTTTGTTCCATGGTAGCTTCTTGTGGGCTGTATTCTTCGTTAATCGCACGGAATCCGGCGGTTGCTTGTGTCTTTACACGGTTATACGCATACGCTAAGGTCGCGCCTCCCCCTGTTGGAGACACAACGTCATCAAACTCCATATTATCCCAAAGATAGTTTGATTTTCTAAATTCATCAATAATCATAGATTGTAAATCGTCTTGTACATTAAGTTTCGCTTGCTCAAGTGTAACTGCCATAGTTTAATAATCTCCTTTAAATAACTAATTTTCGCCAAGTTTTGCGGCGATTACTTCTGCGAGTCCTCCTTTAACAGGAGCTCCCCCGCCGTTTCCTCGATTTCCGCCACTTCCGCCGTTCTGTGTGTTCTTCACAGCCCATGCGTTGCCTTTAAGCCATTCGTTAGTGCCATCTTCGATGGAAACTTTCTCACCTTTGGCGTTTGTAAATTTGTATGATCCATCTTCCTCAACGTTTACAGAGTTAATTAGTATTTTTGAGATTTCAGCAGGATTCACCGCATTGCCCTTAGTGAGCGCCGCTATAGTTTGATTTGCAATATCAGTTTTCACACGTTTAGCCTTTTCTTCTTTGCGAGAATTTTCGGCGGTTTCGTACTTTTCCTGCAGTTCATCAAGCTGTTTCTGCATCTTCTCAATTGTCGAAAGGTCTCCTGTACCTTTTTCTTTAAGATCTGTAATTGTTGACTCAAGCTCTTTAACCTTAGACTCGAATTTCTTTTTATCGATTCTTTGAGCTGCTGCTTCATTATTAAGTCGTGAAATTTCAGACTTAATAACTTCAATAAACTTCGAACCTTCCGGAAGCTTTGCCAATGCTTCATACAATGCTGCCATTTCCATAAATAGATACCTCCTGTGTACTAAAAATGGGCTTCTATCCCAATAAAAAGACCGTTCTTTAATGTCTACCGGCAGGGTTCCATCCCCCTTTAAAGACAATAAAAAAGCACTCAATTATTGAGTGCTAAATTAACTTATTCTGCTGCTTGAATTGATTTTACCTCGTGGTCAAAAAATTCGTAATAACGTTTTCCTACTTCTACCGTGACTGAATACTCGCCTGGTGTATCGTCTTCTTCGTTATCAGCATCAGAAGTGATACAGTCAAGAATCCCGACCCATTCTTTATTCTCATTGTCGATTAATAATATCTTCTTACCGAAAAGCTTTTCTGCTAAGTTAACATCAATCATGATTTTCTCCCCTTTCTAGGCACCATGTGAAGGCCTTTATTGCTTACGTGTACAGTACTGAAAAATGTTTTTGTTTCTTCTCCGGTTTCTTTATTAACAAGAATAGCGCAAACATCAGGATGTGTAACAGTAATTCGTTTATTCCATTCTCCTTTATTTGTCGTTCTGACTGTTCCTTGTCTAACCCACTTCAGCACCTCGCTGATAGGAATATCTGATGCATTTAGGTAGTAGCTCTTTTTGTTTGCTTTACTGTACAGTCTATCACCTTTAATGTGTATCCCTTGTCGAGGAGTAAACTCTCTCGTAAAATATGGCGAATCTATATAATCCCATACACGACTACATACAGATTCTTCGGTCTCTCCATCATGCCGTTTCGCAATATCTTCTATGTTTATACTACCATCCTTTATAAAAGGTTTCAACGAGTCCGCTATCGGCTTAAGTCGCCCCTTAAAAAACTTGCCGCTGTACCCTCTCGCTTTCTTAGTCCAACTTACGCCTGATCTAACCGCTTTTTCGCCGTATATCCCGAGTATGTCCTGTCGCGTCATTGTGCTTTGATCATCAAACCACTCTCGCCCACCTCGTTCTATTCGTGGTTTAGGCTTTTCAGAAGTGAGTAAGTCCGACCCTTGTATGACAGGGCGCAAGTGACACATACAGTGAGGGTGTACAGGCAATACAGGGACTTTATTTTTTGGAAAAATACCTTTACCCATGCCGTATAGATCCGCTTCCGCGTAAAGGTCGCATATGTCACAAAAAGGGTGCTTCGATGATAACGTCCATTTAAAGGCGATACAATCGTTATCATCTGCCCACTGAGCCATAAACCCGTCATGATAGGCCCTCGCAAGTTCGGTTCTTGCTATTCGTCTGGCATAATACCTTGTCCGCTCTTGAGTGGCCGTGTATATCGCTTTATTTAGTAATCTGTCATTGCCGCTCATAACGGCGTCCTTTACCAATTCATAGGCGGCTTTTAGTCCTCCTGCTGTATGCCTTTTTAACCTGCTCTCAACAATCGATAATTGTTTTAAAAGCTCGGATTTTCCATATTCTTTGAGGGGAAAGCAATCCACAAGCTCCTGCATAAAAGCAGGAATGTTTTCTGTCGGTAATAGCTTCTTTGCGCCGTATCCATCAAAAAGACTAAGTGCTGTCTCTTCAATAGTATCGTTACGCTTAATAGCTTCTTTGATTGTCTTAGCTACTAAGCTAACAACCGCATTGCTGCCTTTTGTAATGCGCTTAGAAAGGGTAAAACCGTCCCCCGCCCACGCTTTATTAACCGCAGAGTGAAACACTGCTACCGGTAACTTACCCCCGCATCCTCGTGACATCTCCTGTATAGCTTGATTTGTTACTTCATCATGTAAACTCTTCATGACCGGATACTTTTTATAAGCAAGACTCACGGCTCTGTTAACGGCGCATCCTTTAGCTAGTAGCCTTTTAATCTCCTTCTCAAAATCATCGATTGTTTTATTTGTCCTCGTTAGCTTCATTTACCTCGCCGTCCTCGTACACTCCATCACGAGCTTCATTCTGTAAAGCTTCTGCCACCTCTTCTATAATTTGGTCGTAAATCTCCGGCTGCAAATTCGGAAGATATGCTTCGAGTACTTTTTTAAGCACTTCCTGCTTATACGCGGTGCTGTTAAATCCTAGTTCTAATGCTAGTTGCGCATTAGTTAAGGAGTCAATAACATCGTTAATCTTAAAATCGCGAGGATATTCACAATCATAACCGACTTTCTCGCCTGCCCATAATTCATACAGTTCGACAATAGCTTTATCCGCATTTTCGCACCGTACAGCAAAATCTGCGAGTTTCTTATTCGTCTTTTCAAAGTCCCACTGCTTAGCCACTCCCGACTTTGTAGTATCAGCTTTAACGCCTATTACGGAGTCTAATCCGGACATTCTAAACATTTCTTTGATGATTCTATCCATTTGATTGGTAAGCATATCTGCCGGGTCGGCAGACGGCGCTATAAACCCCGGGGTGTGAGTGGCTTCCATCGGAAATGTTAAAACGTTATTAGTTCCGATAGTGATATCATCCTCCCCTTGATCCGGGATAGTGAGTATGTTAAACGCCTGGTCTCTTAATATCTGAGTGTGCCAGCTACAAAGCTGAAATAAGAAGTAATTCGCCTGCGCCACAGAAAGAAACTCTGATGGCGGTTTAATAACTTTTTTATCCGTATTACGGGATAACCACTGTACAACCGGAACACGCCCTAAATTGTGCGTACCTGTTACAACACTCTCCCCCTCACCTACTGACCAGGTATCGGGTGTCCATGTAAAAACTTCGCTGTGTTTAACGTTCGCCCCGCTCTCCACCTCTTCCCGATACTTAAACATAATAATGCGCCCGAATTCGTCGATCTCCCAATCCACTATTTGGCTTGGTACGACAAATTTTAAAAATGGTAAACTTCGATTTTGTATAGCTTCGTTCCTCGTTGCATCCGGCGCAGACACATTATCCACCACTACATACACAGCACCGTACAGCTTTGCATGTAATGCAGCGGATTTGCAAAAGTCTTGATAATCTGTTCCAGTTCTGTCGCAATCATTTAAAAAAGTTTGAAACATCGCAGAGCCGTTATACGTGTTCTTGATTTTATCCTTAAAAATCGGGTCTACCGAAGCATTTACTATAGAGCCTGTGTAATTTAAATAGTAAGCAAGTCCCTGTCTATCTTGATAGTTCTCTAAGCTTTCTCTGGGGTGCTTTCTTAACCCCTTTCCGTTTTCAAAAAGTCCTGTGCCATAGTAGGCATTTTCTAACAATTTGTATTTGTCCATCGTAACCTCTTTAATATAAATTACTGCGGATAGCTTTAGTCTTGTATTGTGCCGGCATAATCAATTGACATCCATACCTACATGCATCTATCGCATGATTGTTTTTATCCGGATAAGCGCTGATAAACTGTCCGTCTTTGGTACGCTCATATTCGTACCCTATAAACTCTTTATAAGTATTAGGGCATCTCTTTTTATCAATATAAATGGCGTTTAACC